TCATTAAGTCTATTCTATTAGCTCCATTTTTTTTACCATATCTTGACGCATACTTAAGTACATTACCAAGACAAAAGTCCAATCCTCTTCCAGAACTGGAGATTAAATCCATACTTTGGATTCCATTTGCAGATGTGTAGTGACCTGAGTAGGTCTTTTCAACATATTCTGCAACATCTTTTAAATTTTTGTGTTCATTAAATTTCATAATATTATTCTTTCGGTCTTCGGCGAGTTCAATAATGTTATCAATTTCATCACTTGTTATATTATTAAATTTCATATAGTATATATTATATCATAGTTAGTGGGGAAAGTAAACAGTTAATTTAAATTTAATGCTAAAAATAATTCTTCATCTTTAATTAACTCTTTATCTAAATTTCTATTGCAACTACCATTCACTCTTTGGTATGGTGAATTAGCTGGACTATCTATTGACCACCAAGTAATTCCAATATCTGCTGGGATTAAAGTGTCATAAACAACTTCAACATACTTTGCTCTATCCTCTGGGTCTGGTCCAAGTCCATCACATTTACCATGTAATCCTATTTCACTTAATACCACTGGGACATTATATTTATTTGAGTAATTAATAAGTTGGCTCATATGTGATTTAACTTCACCTAGGTATGGCATAACTTTTAATTCCTCATGTGCATAATAATGAAAGCCATAAATAATATTTGTCCTATCAATAGGAAGTAATAAATTTGCTGGATTTCCATGCCTTGCCCATAAGCCTTTATGTATTCCTTCAATTATAATTGTTCTCCCAGGGGAGACTTTTCTTATAGCATCAACAATTTCTGTTGACCACTCTTGCCATAACTCTCTTTTATTCCAAGCTTTCATTTGTTCAAACTCAGGCTCATTTAAAACATTAAAGATTAAATTATTATTGGAGATATGCTTTAAGTCTTTTGATATGATTTCCCAAAGCTTATGATATGTCTCTCTAACTTCTTTATCATTTTCAAATGCAAGGTGCCAATATGTTTGGCTCATTCCATCTGGCATTTTATAAAAAGTTTCCATTCCAGGCTTTAAGGAAATACCAAACACAGCATCAGGGTGCTCAATTAAAATCTTTTCAATTTGTTCTCCAATAGATTTAATTTTAAGACTGGCCTTTGCGCTTATGGACTTAAAGTCTTTACTTAAAAATCTATCAAATGCAATTATATAAACATAATGAGACCAGCCATCATCAAAGACTTGGTCAACTTTTAAGATATCTTCTGAGACTGTCAATGAAACAAAGTCCATATCACCTGTCCAGTTTGCACTTGAGTTTGCTCCAACTTCTGTAAGTTGGTTCATAACATTATTTGGAATATTATTATCTTCCCAAGCACCACCAAAGGCTTCATCGATTTTCGATAAAGCTAATAGGACTAATAATATTGCGGCCCACCTAGGCATTAGGCTGCAACCGCATCTGTAATTTTTCCAACAAGCTGCTTAGTAGCTTTTTTGGTTTTGTTGAATTTTCTAAATTCACGTTTAATATCTTTCAATTCAGTTTTTCCTTCTGGTAAAACAAACTCATCATCACTATGTTTTTTAGCAATTTTGATTACAAAATAGTTGTCATAACCTTTTGTTTTTTTGAATTCAGTAAAACCTTCTTTTCTCCATTTTTTAATTAACTCAGGAAAATCTCTATAGTCACCATATTTATCTTCTTCATCAACACCATATAAACCTTGACCAAAAGAAGAAGCATCAGTTGCTAAATGGAAACCCATTATAGTAGCACCAGTAATCTCTTTAAGACGCTTTAACATTTCTGCATACATATCTCTAGAATTATCAGCGGCAATCATTTTACCATCAAAGTTTATTAACTTATGTGAATGGTGAGTTTTAACATTAGCATGTTTATCTTCCTCAACATAAATTCCATCAGGAACACCGTCAGTTAAGAACATTAAATTTGTATTTTGAATTGCATGCTTTTTCTGAAAAGCTTTAGTAAGTTTAGAAGCTAACATACAAGTTTGAATAAGTGGAGTTGAACCCATACCGTCTATGTTTGCTAACATTCTACCTGAAATATAATATGGGATTTGTCTAGAATATGAATGACCTTTAGCAATTGCAAATGCAGTTTTAGCAGCTTCTTCAAAAGTTTTAGTATTCATATTTGAAGAAAACATCTCAACAACTTTTGAACCTTTAATATCCATTTCACCACCAATTTGTTTAACTTCTCTAATAGTATTAGAGTGATAAGCTGAAGTTGTGAATGAATAAGAAGCAAAAGGTATATTAACTTTTCTACAAAACATCGCAATAGTAATTGCTTGGGTAGTAACATCTTCTATGATTTCACACATTGAACCTGAAAGGTCCATAAACATTATAATTCCATGTGATTTAGCTTGAGCTAATTGTGTAGTTGTTAAAAAGATATCCTCAGTCATTTTATATGAATGAAGCTTTAATGGGTCAAGCTTTCCAGATTTTGCTGTAGTAGCTCTTGAATATTCAAATGCTGCTTTCTTTCTTTCAAAATCTTTAGCTAATTGACCTGCTATTGCATTCATAGCTGGCTTAGATTTAATCCAATCTTCTTTAACGTCTGTAGAAGTATAAGCACATCCACTTCTGTCATATTCATTATCCATAATAGAATGTTCAATCATATATTCTAATCTAATTTTGTCAGCTTCTTCATATGTGAATAACATATTTTTAAGGTTAACATCAGAAATTCCAGAAGAATATAATGATTGTTTGTTGTCATCATTATAACGGTCTGCTTTTTTCTCTAAAAGTTCTTCTTCGTTTTCTCTAAAAGTATCATCAGTAAAAGTTTCATGACCAGGCTCAACAGGTTCTTTAGTTTTTTCACCTTCACCTTCAGCATCACCTTCACCACCTTCACTTTCTTGGTCGTCATCACCATCTTCTGGAGGAGTAGTACCTTGTGGGTTTTCAGTTTCAGCTTGGTCATCACCATCCATATCATTACTTGGAAAATCAGCACCAGTACCTTCTGGCTTTTCTTCTTCTTCCTCTTTATTTTCTTCAATAAAGTCATAGAATTTTTTACAAACTTTAAGAACATCATCCCAAGTTTGAACTTCCATAGCTTCTTTAACTAATGGAGCTTCCTCATCTGAGAATTCAACTGGAATATAACCACGACCTTTTGAAGAAACATTAAGCCTGTCCATAAGACCTTCCTCATTAATGTTCCTATCATCTGTACCAAATAGGTTATCATCAAAAAGTCTTTTATAACCAGCTTTAAAACGACGAACTATTCCAGGATATGTCTCTTGGATTTTACGTTCAATACGGATATCTTCAACAATATTTAAATAAGCTCTAGGAATTTTTCCAATTTTCTTTTCAGAATCATGCCACCCATCAGTTGGGGTATAAAGAGCATGACCAACTTCATGTCCAACTAGTAAGTCATAAACATCCTTACCTTTGTCTTCCCAAAGTGGTAATCTTAAAACTCTATTTAAAACATCAAAGCTAGCTGTTGAATAATTACCATGTTGAACTGATAAATTTTCTTTTGCTAAAAGCTTTGCCAAATATTCTTGTGCTGATAGATTCATTATGCTTCGTCGTCCCAATCTCTTTCTAATTCTGCTTTCATAGCTTCCTTTAAATCTTCTTCATCTAAAGAAATTTCAGGTTCACCATTGATTGTAGCATCAACTTTTTCATAAAGGTCTGTGAATGCAGATTTAGTATCTTCATCAAAACGATTAACACATAAAGCGATTGCTTTATCACGTTTGTTGAAAATTGAAAACGTTTGAACGATGTGGCATAAACGACGAGTTGAAATAACCTCATCAATTCCATCATCATAAAAAGTTTTCCTAATAGCATCTGCCCAACCAACTAAAAGCTTAGCAAATTCTTCATCCATAACTTCAAATTTTTTCATATGCTTCATAACAATTTTTTCCTCAGTTTTAACTGTTGGAAATGTCTGTTCTAAAGTAATAGTAAATCTCTCTAAAAAAGCATCATCAATAATTTGAGCACCTGAATAACGGCCATCATCTGAACCTTTACCTTTGGTATTTGCTGTAGCAATTATGTTAAAACCTTTTTTAGGAATAACAACTTCACCTGTCTTTTTAATTAAAACTGGCTTACCTTCAAGAACACCTTGAAGACACATAATTTTATTAGTACCACGGTCAATTTCGTCAATCATTAAAACTGCTCCAGCTTCCATAGCCTT